TTATTCATTGACTTTTTTAACGGCTGTGATAATTTAACCGGCAATATTTTAATTTTATTTTATTGCGGGGTTGCGTATGCAAGAAACCATTACTATTTCTTCAACGGTTTTATTTGGTAGTTTGTTTGCCCTGTTCGTTGCGTTGTTAGCTTTTACGGTTAAATATGTAATTAATTCATTTAAAGCCGAATTGCAACAAGACCGAATAACCCGCGCCGAATCAATGAAAAGCTTTGGCGAAAAGGTTGAAAAGGTTGAAAAGTTCCTTGAAAAGATTTCTGAAGAAATATTTGACCGTTTGCGAAAAGCCGAAACTGATATTAACAATTTATGGACCGAACACAATTTATTTAAAGAAAGCGGCAATTGTTCGCTTTTACATCAGCATTCAAGAATAACCGATAAAACCAAAGAACAAAAGGAGTTGCCAAAATGAAATTTTCCTATGCTTTGAAACAGGTTGGCAGAATCACACACGAATTGATTATTTCGGGCGCTTTGCTGTTTATGTACTTTTCCGGCTTTTACGCGCTGCTTTCGCCGACGCTTCAGACAATCGCGTTGAAAGCAACGCTTGTAAGCCTGGGATTCATTCACGCGCACATTACCGGCAAGCTGTGCTTTCCCGCCGTCAATTGGAATGGAGATAGTTACAATGAAGATAAAACAAAGCTTTTGCGTATCGCTGTTTATATTGTTTTTGTTTACGCTTACAGTCACGGCGGTTAATGCCGCGCCGCTTCAGCGTTGCAAAGATTTAGTTCAACAAGTTAGGGTTTCACATTATCAATACTTCGGTACTGATTACCCTTTTCATTATTCGGTTGCACAACTTCAGCAAGAATCAAATTGTAAAAATGCTATTTCGCTTGACGGTGTTGGTTCTGAAGGCCCGGCGCAAATAACGTTTCGAATTTGGAAAGACGCCCTGAAGCGGCAAGGAATAGGCGACGTAAAAACAACCGTTAACAACTTACGGGCGCAAGCGTTTATAAATAAATGTTCGTATAATGAAGCAAAATATAAAAAGCTTTGGATTTCGTACCAGATTTATAACGGCGGCGGTTTGGTTAATAAAGAGATTCAACGCGCCGGGGTTGTTGATTGGCAAGCCGCAAAGAATTGTTGCAAACGTAAAACAATTTATTTCAAAGGCGGTTATAGTGAAAACGCTTGTGATATAAATTATGATTACAGCAAAAGGCTTTTTCGTTACGCTGAAGGTTACAGAACGCAAAGCGATGGCGTAAAATATCCTTTCTGGTAAGGGGCAAAGAATGAAAGCAATAGAAGGTATACCGAAGGGCCGCTTGATCGTTTACGGGCTGCTTTTCGCGTTCGGGGCTGTATATCTATTGTGGGCAATATTCAAAAAGCCCGCGCCGTCAACTGAAAAGTTCGAACAGACAAAGCCCGCAATTAGTGTTGCAAAGGTTGCCGGGCCGGTTCTGAAAATCCCGTTTCAGATATTGCCGAAGGAAGCTGTTGTTAAAAAGCTTCCTTCTGTTGTATTAAAGCCTGAAGAAGAAGTTGTTAATACTGGCAAGATAACGCCCGCGCCATACGGCGGCACAACGGTTGACACTATCGACACAACAACCGGCGAAGTAAAGGAACAATTTAAACCGAATGCCGCGCCGTTATTTGCTTTTGAAGATAAAAATTATATCGGTGCCGGTTACAATATTTCGAACCAGGGCGCAACGGTGCCGATATACTGGAAGCGTGATATTTTTCAGATTAAAGAACTTCACTTTCAAACAAATATCGGTTTAAAAATACCCGCCGAACCTTCAGCAAAATTTGAATGGAACGCGGGCGCAAATATTGAATATAGGTTTAATGGGTTCAATCCGTTTAAATAGGGGTTGCAAATGTCAAGAAAACGTTGTATTTATAATGCGTCTTCGGAATGCACCGATTGTCAAAGCTGCTTAACGATTGAAGACGACAAAGGAGAAAACGAAACGTCATGGAAACCGAACGCGAAAGAAAAACAGCTTTTGCAATCGAACTTTTAAAAAGTCCTGATAACCCTTTAAAAGCGGCGCTTGTTATTGAACCGAATACGGGCGAAGCTTTGCGAATGGTTCATTTTTGGAGTAATGACGAATTTGTTATAAGTGAAAAAGCGCGGCTTCTTAAAGAGTGCGGCGCAAAAAGCTTTTTGCCCACAAAAGAAGAATTTGCAAAGTCTGTTTATGAACTTGCACAAACAGCGGGCGAAGAACTAAAAGACCGTTTAACGGCGTTTCGGCTTTACGGTGACATAATGGGATTTATTGAAAAGCCCGGCGTTAACATAAACAATAACGTTGTAACTAATCGTGTAATGGTTGTTAGTTCAAACGGTTCAAATGACGAATGGGAACAAAAATTACTTAAACAGCAAAAGGCTTTAACTTATATTCCGGCTGAAAATTATGTTTCAGCGTGAGATTAACGGCGAAAATGTTGAAATTGTTTGGGAACCGATACCGGGAAGCAGTCAAGAACTTGCTGTTGATACGCGTTGCCATCATACGCTTTATCATGGAACCAGGGGGCCGGGTAAAACAATAACGCAATTAATGCGCTTTCGGCGTCGTGTTGGTTTGGGATACGGTTCGTTTTGGCGCGGCGTTATCTTTGACCGTGAATTTAAAAACCTTTCCGATTTAGTTGCACAATCGAAACGGTTTTTTAATGCGTTTGGTGACGGTGCAAAATTTCTCGAATCGGCTTCAGAATATAAATGGGTTTGGCCGACAGGCGAAGAATTGTTATTTCGTCATGTTAAAAAGCTTTCTGATTATGACGGCTTTCACGGTCACGAATATCCGTTTATAGGCTGGAACGAATTAACCAAACATCCGACAGCCGAACTTTATGACAAACTAATGTCAACAAATCGTTCAAGCTTTATGCCTGAACGTGATACGCCGCGCAATGCAAAAGGAGAATTTGAAACACCCGATAAAAAGCCCTTGCCTGAAATACCGCTTGAAGTATTCAGCACAACAAACCCTTCGGGGCCGGGTCATAATTGGGTTAAACGGCGCTTTATAAACGTTGCAGCAAACGGCGAAGTTGTGCGGCGTGTTGTTCGGGTATTCAATCCGAAGACGCAACAAGAAGAAGACGTTACAAAAACACAAGTTGCAATCTTCGGTTCGTATCGTGAAAACATTTATCTTTCACCTGAATATATAGCCGAACTTGATTTATTAACTTCGAACGATGAAAATTTAAAGCAAGCTTGGTTATATGGTAACTGGAATGTAACGGCGGGCGGTGCTTTAGATGATCTTTGGAAACACAATGTTCACACTTTGCCGCGCTTTGTTATTCCGGCTTCATGGCGCGTTGATCGGTCTTTCGATTGGGGTTCTTCACATCCGTTTTCTGTTGGGTGGTGGGCTGAAGCTAACGGGGAAGAAGCAACATTGCTTGACGGTTCGAAATGGTGCCCGCCGCCTGGAACGCTGATACAAATATTTGAATGGTACGGCACAAAGGAAATTGGAACGAACAAGGGCTTGAAGCTTTCCGCGCCTGACGTTGCACAAGGCATTATTGAACGCGAAATTGAATTGATGAAAAGCGGCTGGATTACTTCGCAACCGTGGCCGGGTCCGGCTGATAATCAAATAAGGGACGTTCGGGAATCCGACGTTGACACGATAGAAAAGAAAATGGCGAAGAAGGGCGTTCGATGGGTTGAATCAGATAAAAGCCCTGGAAGCCGCCGTAACGGGCTTCAGCTAATGCGTGATAGGCTGCAAGCGGCATTGACAGGGGAAGGCCCGGCGCTGTACTTTATGCGTTGTTGTACGGGGTCAATTGAAACGTTGCCTTCCTTGCCGCGTGACGAAATAAAGATTGACGATATAGATACAACAAGCGAAGACCACCCTTATGATATGACGCGTTACAGGGTTTTAAAGGGTTCAAATAGAATTGCAAAATCAATTAAAGTGAGTTATGTTCAATAAAATTTTGAACAAGGGGTTATTATGCCGAATGTATCTTTTGTTAGAAAAGAATTAAAACTTTTACTTTCGGTTTATTATTTAATTCGTGATTGCATCGAAGGCGAAAAGAAAATAAAGCAAGGGCGAACAAAATATTTACCAATGCCGAACGCCGCCGACGAATCAAAAGAGAATCAGGAAAGATACAAAGCATATATTGAACGGGCTGTTTTCTACAACGTAACGCGGCGAACTTTGGCCGGGCTTAACGGTCAAGTTTTTTATCGTGAACCTGTTGTTGAAGTTCCGAACGATCTTGATAAGCTTATTGCCGACGCAAACGGGGCCGGTGTTGATTTGATACAGCTTGCAAAACGGGCTGTTCTTTTTGTGCTGGCATTTGGCCGGGCCGGTGTTTTTACAGACTATCCGGCAACTGAAGGAACCGTTACCAGGGAACAAATAGAAAACGGCGAAATTAGGCCAACTGTTGAAGTGTTCGCGCCCTGGGATGTTATCAACTGGCAAACAGAAGTAAAAGGTTCGAAACGTTTGTTAACGCTTGTTGTATTGCGCGAAAGCTATTTTTATTCGCTTGACGGTTTCGAAATAAAAGAGGGCGAACAATGGCGCGAACTTCGTTTAATTGACGGTGTTTATACGCTTACGATTTGGGAAAAGAAAAGCGGCGTTCATACAATAAAAGAAGGGCCGTTTATTCCAACAGACGCGAAAGGCGAACATTTAAACGAAATTCCCTTTTCGTTTATCGGTTGCGAAAACAACGACGAATTTGCAGATTACCCGCCGCTTTACGATCTTGCAAGCCTGAACATTGCACATTATCGCAATTCAGCCGATTACGAAGAAGCCTGTTTTATTACCGGGCAACCGACGCCGGTTTTTGCCGGGTTAACCGAAGATTGGGTTACGGGCGTTTTGAAAGGTTCGGTTCAACTTGGTTCACGCGGCGCGGTGCCGCTTCCGGTTGGCGGTTCGGCTTCGCTGCTTCAGGTAACGGCAAATTCCATGCCAATTGAAGCAATGAAACACAAAGAAGAACAAATGATTGCATTAGGGGCAAAGCTTGTTGAACAATCAAGCGTTCAAAGAACCGCAACCGAAGCAAACATTGAAAACGCTTCTGAAACTTCAGTGCTTTCAAGTTCAGCAACAAACGTTTCAAAAGCTTTTCAATTTGCACTAGAAAAAGCCGCCCTGTTTGTGGGCACAACTGAAGAAATTAAATTTGTTCTAAACACTGATTTTAACCTTTCGAATATGACGCCTGAAGAACGCGGGCAACTTGTTAAAGAATGGCAAGCGGGCGCAATTGCTTTTGAAGAACTTCGAACAGGTTTAAGAAAATCAGGTGTTGCAACGCTTGACGATAAAGAAGCCGAAACAAAAATAAAAGCCGAACTTGAAAACGCCGTTAATTTGGCAATGGATAAAACAAAGCAAATGCCGAAAGATAAAACAAAAGGGGTTGCATAATGGCGCTTTTTGACGAAGCTTTAGCAAAAAGAATAAGCGACCTTGCAAGCGCATTTAACACAACTTTTGCTTCACTTATTAGCGGCAAAGTTCCGGCTGAACAGTTGCCGTCGTATGTTGACGATGTTTTAGAATATGCAAATCTTGCTGCTTTGCCTGGAACGGGCGAAAGTGGCAAGATATATATTACGGTTGACACGAACAAAACTTTTCGTTGGTCTGGTTCAATTTATGTTGAAATTTCAGCTTCGCCCGGTTCAAGTGATTCAGTAACGGAAGGAACAATAAACCTTTACTTTACGAACGCCCGCGCCCTTGCAGCCGCGCCCGCTGAAACAGTAACAACAATAAAAGCCGCGTTGGGAATAACAACTTTAAGCGGTTCAAATACAGGTGACGAAACTTTAGCAACAATCAAATCAAAGCTTGGAATAACAACGCTTTCGGGAAGTAATACGGGCGACCAAACAAGTGTTGAGGGCTTAGCTATATCAGGCGGCGTTATAAAATGGAAAAAAATAACAGGTACAACAGCAAGCGTCGAAGGCGGCTTGACTGCAATTGCGCACGGTTTAACGGCTGAAAATATAGTTGGAATGCAATCGTTAGTTCATTGGAACGGTTTTAATTCAACAGGTAGTGTACCGGGTGACACAACAGCGGGTTATCAATTTTATTGTTATTACGATGCAACAAATATAAATTTGAAATTGCACGACAGCACAAGCGAAGGAATTTTGAATAAACCATTTACTGTTTTAATTCAATACTTATAAAAAGGAATTTTAATGCAAAATACAAAACGCTTTATTGACGTTTTAACCAGACACCAAATTTATGTTGAAGGTGTTAAACTAAATCAAGCAATTTTGTTTAATTATACTTTGATTGAATTTAAACAAGAACTTGAAAAGTTGTTTCGTGATTTAAAATATAAAAAGTTAAACGATATGAACAAAGGCGTTTTAATTGCTTTAATAAAACAATTACGCGAAATGCAAAGCATTGTTTATGATAAATATACAACGCAGCTTTTGAAAGATTTGTTCGAATTTATGCAAGCTGATTTAGAATTAAGCAAGATTATATTTGTAACAGTTGCCGAAGACTTCGGGCATGTTGCAAATTCAAATTATTCTGATTTAGTTCTTGAAAAAAGATATTATGAAAAAGAAGATAAGGGGGCGTTGTTCCCGCTTGCCTACATAACCGGGAAAGGTGACAGGCTTTTTACTGCAATTCAAAACGCGCCGATTCCTGCAAATGGAATTTTGCTGTTTGATTTTATAAACGGGTTTGTTGATTCGGCGTCAAATTCAATTGAAAACATTGTTCGGCAAGGTTACGCAAACGCCGACGCAACAACCACAATGCGAGACGTTTATGATTCGATTATCGGAACGGAAGAATTAAACTTTCGTGACGGTCAATTAAACCGAATATATAACCAGAACGCAGCCGTTACCGCAACGTCAATGCAGCATGTAACAAGCGTTGTTCAAGCGGGCATTGCTTCGCTGTTGTTTGGCGCGTATCGTTGGCTTTCGGTCCTGGATAACAGAACAACCGAAATTTGCAGAAAGCGAAACGGCAACGTTTATTTATACGGTCAAGGGCCGTTGCCGCCCGCGCACATTAATTGCCGTTCAAAAGTTGTTCCGGCCATTTTGGGCGAAGCAAACAACGCGCCCGAATCCTTTTATATGTGGGCAAACGAACAGCCTGAAGAAGTAAAGCGCGATATTATGCAAGGCGAAAAGCTTAATAAAAATTCGGCATTTGAAAGCAAAACACCGTTGACAATACAAGAATTTAAGAATAAACTACCGTTAATTTTAAAACGCTAAACAGTGTTTAGCGAATAACTTAAAAAAGGGAGTCCCTAAAATGGCACTAAAAAAGAAGATTACGAAAGAAGCTTTTGACAAGTTACCCGACGCATTAAAAACCGAATACGTTGCAAACGGTGACGAATACGTTTTAGATGTTGAAGGCGAAGAAGATACAGGGGCTTTAAAACGTGCCAAAGATAGGGAAAAGCAACGCGCCGACGAAGCCGAAGCAAAGCTTAAAGACGCTGAAAAGAAGTTGAACGAAACAAGTGACCTTGACGCCCGCAAGAAAGGCGACATTGAAACACTTGAAAAATCATGGTCAAAAAAATTGCTTGACCGTGAAACCGAATTGACCGGACAACTTACAAAGGCGCAAACGTTCGCCCGAAAAAGTTTAATTGACGGAACAGCAAGCGCACTTGCAACCGCAATTTCAACCGTTCCGGGCCTTATGACAAAGGCAATCAAAGAACGTTTGCAAGTTGATTTTGACGGCGAAGAACCGACGCTTCGAATTCTTGACGCAACCGGCAAACCTTCGGCGTCAACAATGGAAGATTTGAAAAAAGAATTCTTGACAAACAAAGAATACGCAAGTATTTTAATTGGCAGTAAAGCCAGTGGCGGCGGTGCCCCTTCAACTGGCAAAAAAGCGTTCGGCGGTGCCGAAGACGGCAAACCACAAATGTTGTCAAAAATGAAACCCGGCGAACTTGCGGCGGCTATTAAAGCCAGAAA